CTGGCGGCGTTCCTTGGATGGGATGTTGGACCGGTGGTCAATTCTGCGGTTGCTATGAAAACTCTGGCTGTGTGCCATATTCACCTTATGGTGTAGGCGGAGCTGCACCTATGCCTTGCGATGGTGTCAGAGATCACGGCAAACGTGGCGGCCACGGTGCCATACGATTAACATACAGAGGTTCGGGCGCCTTGAATCAAAACTGCGCAGTACTAGGAAGGGGAATATAAAATGGCACTACTCACACAATTATTAGGTAATCGCGAGCAGGCCTTCGAAGACAATCTTGAAAAAGGTAGAATTTGGGTCTATACAGACGGCAATATGTACACCTCATTCTGTAATGGCTTTTGCTGGCGTTCTCCGGGTACAGGATGTATAGTGATCGAATCCTGGGGTGCTGCTGGTTCAGGAGCACAGATGTGCTGCTGTGGTGCAGGCCTACCAGGAAATGCACCTGCGTACACAAAAAAATGTCTTTGCGTGATTGCAGGCAACTATGTCTGCGGCTACATTGGACGTTCATGCAATAACTCATCAGCACTATGCTTTAGAGGTTGTTCAGAAGCCACCTGCGTTTGCTGGTTTGGATGTTCACCAAAAGCCCTATATGAAGGTGGCTACTATCCAGGTGACAGCGACAGCTTTAAGGGCAACAATCCTTGGGGTTGGGGCTCAGGCGGCGGCGATCCATTGAGCTCAAATGAAGGCAACGTAAACTTTCAAAACGGCGGCAATTGCGGTATCACTGGCGGCAACACATTGAACGCTAGTGGCAACGGCAACTGCTGTTCGTGGACTCAATGTCGTGCAGCAGGTGCAACTAACGGCTGCATATGCGCACAAGGCGGCAAAGGCGGCATATCAATTTGCATAGATTCAATATCTGCATATACAGTCTTTAGATGTAATTATTTCTGTGGCAGCCCCCTTGGCCCAGGCAACTCGGGTTGTAATACAGGATCACATTGCGGTATGATCTGCAACATTTGTCAAACAACGGATGCATCACTAGGATTTATTGGCTGTGGCTACGGTGGCGACGTCAACTGCTGCGGTGGTTGGTCATGCGTATCATTCCAGGGCTGCTGGCCAATTTGCCCATGTCTAACACAGTATCATGTGCCTGTAGCCGCAAATATTTTTGCAGAAGAAGGCGGACAGTTTTCGTACACAACAAATTCAGACGGACAAGGGCCGACTGAATGGTCAGGAGCTCCGACACTCAATCAAATTAATGCCTTGACTACCATGAGTAGACAGCCTGGTCCAAATGCCTACACTACATGTTGGCCTGGTGAGCGAGGTTGTGGCTGCTATGAAATGCAGGGCTGCATGAACTTTTTTCCATACGGTGTTCCGGGCGCAGCTCCCCATCCATGTCCAGGTGTGCGTGATCATGCCAGTCGTGGTGGTATGGGAGCTGTAAGAATTAAATATATTCCAGCAACAGGAGGCACATCGTACTAACATGGCAAACTTAAAAACACTTGTAGAAGCCAAACTTGATCAAATAGAGTTTGACGAAACAAATCTAGACAAGGGCAGAGTCTGGGCCTATAGCCCAGGTTCAGAATACACAAACTTTGTCAACGGATTTTGTTGGATTGCCTGTACCACAGGCAAGGTCATTTTGGATGTGTGGGGCGCTGGCGGCAGTGGTGCTAGAATGTGCTGCTGCGGACACGGTGTGCCAGGAAATCCAGGTGCATGGTCACGCAAATGTATTTGCGTAATAGCTGGCTGTTATATCTGTGGTCACGTGGGCAAAAGCTGCAACAATGCTGATGCACTGTGTTTCCGTGGGTGTTCCGAAGCATCATGTGTGTGCTGGTATGGCAGGAATCCTTCAACTGGCGCTGCCATAAACGGCTGCATGTGTTCACAAGGTGGACGTGGGGGTACAACCTATTGCAATCCATCGGGCGTAATTTTCTGCTGTTTCATCAGCGGCAACTTCTGTAACACCAACTATTCCAACGGTACCTGCGGCATTATTTGCAATTACGGTTCGGGTACAGGATCATGCTGCGCAGAGTCCTACGGCGGCGATATAAATAAACGCGGTGGATTTAGCTGTGTGACATTCTGGACCTGTTATTCAAACTGCCCATGTTCAACACACTATCACACAGCCATTCCTCCAGGCATGTTTGCCTGTGATGGCGGCGTAGTCAGTACAGGTATGGATGACAACAACGGATTTTCCAACTGGTCAGGAATGGGATTCCATCAGTTCAGCCAAGGTATCAATGCCATGAGCCGCTCACCAAATCGAGGAATCCCATTTACTGCATGTTGGACCTCCAACAGAGCCTGTGGCTGCTATGACGTACAAGGATGTATGCCATTCTTTCCAGTAGGAGTAGGTGGTTTACCAGCTAATCCCTGCGGTGATGTTCGTGACAACGGATGGCGCGGCGGCCTAGGATTGGTTAGAATTAATTTTATTGCAAAGGATTAAAAATGAGAAAAGCGTTTACAACGGTTATGCCGGACGAACCATATAAAACAACCACCAAGAAAAATATCACAGTGGATTGCGTTTACATCGGTAAAAGATATCTGCTGGTTAGATTCAACAACGATGGCACCATATTTGCCTTGGAAAAACAAGGTGAAACACTGCCGGAAGTTGAGATGTACAAACTCACAGAGCAACAACTGGCAGCAGAAAAACAATTTCAGATTGTTATAGATGCAGAAGTCAATACATGGGAAGCTGCACATCTAACACACGATTATGAACACGGAGCAGTAGCTGACCCAACATTTACTCTAGCAGATGGCAGTACATGGACCTATCACTATGATGATTTTCATGGCGCATTGGATCAACCCTACTATACCAACGACATGAGGTACGATCGTGCTACTAATACTTTGATTCGTCCTAGATATCGTACTCATGCGGTAACCAAAGAAACGTTTTGGGCAAACATGAACGATCAACTCAAGGCCTTTGAACTTGCTGCCGGATCAACTAGCTATCTACCAGAAAGACTAACAGAAATTAGAGCACATAGAGATTGGTTAAAAACTGCTATTACAAAATATGCAGGTGAAGATCACTGGAAAGTTCCGTTCCCAACTAGTACGCCTTCAATTTAAATAAATTAAAAGCCAAGAAAGGCCTTGCACTTGTATCCGAGAGGATATATAATCTAAGTGCAAGGCTTATTTTTTTGGAGTTTAAATGTCTAGATCGAAAGCATTTTTTATAAATGGCGGCGCTGGTAGAATGATTAGTTCTGTTCCAGCTTTTGAAAAATACCTAGAGGAATCAGATGATAAAGATTTTATCATTGTTTGCGAAGGTGGAACAGATGTCTTTAAAGGACATCCTAAACTAGATGATCGTGCCTACGACATCTGGCACAAGGGTCTTTTCAAAGACTACTTGAAAAATCGTGAAATTGTCACAACAGAACCCTATAGAGTCTGGGAATACTACAACCAACAATGTTCAATTGCACAGGCCTTTGACATACAGGTCAACAACAAAGGACTACGAGAACTGCCAAAACCTACACTTAGGTTGTCCAAAGATGAACTACTGAATGGTAGATCAGTGGTCAGCGAAGTAAAGAAAAAACTTAAAAAAGAAAAACTAGTGGTATTTCAACCCTATGGCCGAGGTGTTGAATACATTGACGAAACCTTGCTTGACCGCACAGCACGAAGTTTTGAATTAAAAGACGTAAAAGCCATAGTGAAAAAGCTGCAACAAAATGACTATGCAGTGATAATGATGAGCGAGTTCAAAACAGATCTATCAGATGCTAAACTCAAAGAAGAAGTGGCCATGCCTGAAAATGTCAACATGCGAGTTTGGGCAGCAATAATCAAATATGCCGATCATTTCTTGGGTTGCGATAGTTTGGGACAACACCTTGCATATTCAATGGAAACTCCATCAACAATTATCACAGGAGCCACATATCCTATAAATGTGTCTTATCCGGATTGCGAGTATTTTGAAATACTAGACATGGGCGAAATACATAGAGAATACGATCCTATCAGAATTTTACCTGATGAGCGAGTGAACAGAATAAATGAAAATATCATGTCAATGACAGACGACATAACTACACTAGTAGTAAATCACGTATTAGGAAAAAAAGATGACAGTTAAAACCATATCAGCAAAAAAATCAAATAAACCCGTGTGGGTCGCAGCCATTGCTCGCGGACATAATGCAGGCATCTGTCTACTAAAAGACGGAGAGATTGTATTTTCTATCGAAGAAGAAAGATTGAGTCGTCAAAAGTATGACGGCGGTCCGCTTGCGTCAATGGTTAAGATTTTAGAATACACAGATAAGCTAGACTTTTTGGTTGTAGCACATACACAGAGTCTTGCAGATTCTTCGGGAAAAATTGATTATACCGGCGACGATATGTACACTGGCCTAGCTCGAAAGTTAGGACTAATTGATAGAAAAGTAGCTAACCTACACAAACATCCTCAGGTGATTGATCTCAGTTTCATGCATCACAAGCTGCATGCTGCCTGCGCATTTTATCGTTCAGGTTGGGAAGATGCAGTTTCTTTGATTGTTGATGGTGCAGGCACATTCTATCAAATGAGTTACAACGACCAACCACTGTGGGTATGGGAAGTTGAGTCTATTGTTGATTGTGCATATCCTGCAGATTTCAAAACTCTTTACAAAAATTACGGTGCAAGAGATCCTATTGTTGGAACATTTCAAGCTGAATTTCCTTCTGCAAATTTAGGCGAGGATGGCGAAACACACGAAGCATGGGTTAGTGATCGTGCAGGCATTGTCAAGGCCTACGAGGGAGTAACTGAATATTGTGGATTCTCAGCTATTGAAGCTGGAAAGACTATGGGATTATTTCCATACGGAAAAGCCAACAATAAAATTCCTCCGTTGTTTGATACAACATCTAAAATTCCGTTAACAAATAGAAACTTATTGGTGCCAAAATATCCAATGAGTAGCATGGTTAATTCACAACTATTTGATTATATTGACGAATTTCCTGAAGATCCTAAAGGTGATGTTACCTACATGGACAATCGTAGAGATATGGCCTATGCTGTTCAGACACAGACGCAAGAACAGGTGGTAAGACTAATCAAATTAGCCGCAGAAAAAAGTGGAAAGAATCGTGTTGTTATTTCCGGAGGCTATGGATTAAACTGTGTTGCTAACTATCATTATCTAGAAGAATTAAAAGATAGCGGCATTGAAATTTATGTTGAACCTATCAGCAATGATGCAGGTACAGCAATGGGCGCAGGTCTGCTGTTCTATCATGGCATGTATGACGATACTACCATACGTAAATACGATACTTTGTATTATGGCCCTGTACACACTTATACCAGTGAAGAAATTGCTGCAAAGGCAGAAGCTGCTAATGCAGAAGTTACAGATGCTACAGCTAAAGACATTGTCAAGCTGTTACGTGAAAAAAACATTGTGACTATCTTCCAAGGACGTTCAGAAAACGGACCACGTGCCCTAGGCAATCGTTCAGTGCTGTTTGATCCAACATTTGAAGACGGCAAAGACTATGTGAATGCAGTCAAGCATCGTGAATACTTCCGCCCATTTGCGGGAAGTATTCTAGAAGAAGATGTACACGAGTGGTTTGATTTACGTGGAATGAAAAACAGTCCATTCATGATGTACGCTGTAAACTGCCAGCCAGGAGTTGAAGAAAAGATTCCAAGCATTATTCACGAAGATCATACCTGCCGTATTCAAACAGTTAATCCTGAGCAGAACAAGCACTACTATGATTTGATCAAAGCATTCAAAGATGAAACAGGCGTTCCTATCCTGTTTAATACCAGCTTTAATCTAGGTGGCGAACCCCTAGTAGAAACACTAGATGATGCTATTTGGACATTACAAAAGTCAGAAATTGAATACCTGTACTTGCCCGAGTACAGTAAACTAATTAAAATTGCCAACTAAAAAAGCCCGCAAGGGCTTTTTTGTTTTATGATAAATACACTACTATGATCAACTTCACAAAATATTTCTTTCAAGGAGTTAAAAACACTCTTAGAATTCAGAACGGAGTGCAATTTGCCTACAAGGGTCCTTGGCAAACAGTAACACCCAACACCATTATAGACGAATGGTATGTTGGTGATTTTATGGCTGCAGAATACACAGTGGTAGTTGACGTGGGCAACACAAGAAAAGAAATAATCAAATGTCTAGTGGTAGCAGGCCCTGAAAATGCCAATCTTACCATTTATGGTCGTACCAATCTCAGCGAAAATCTAATAGATATCACAGCCACTGTTAATGCATCAAAAATGCAACTGGTGGCAAATCCGGCATCCAGCCCGGACGGATCAACCTATGATAACAGCACGTTGTTATTGGGTAGCAAGATGATATTCAGTGCCACTTACTATCACACAATCAACGATCTTGCGATTACTTAAAGGTTAACTCCGTATAAATACACTAGCAATCTTTGTGGAAGTTGATGGTGGTGGAATAGCGGAGAACTAAATGTCAGTAAATTACATACCTTTAGAATCAAAAAGCGGCTTTCGCAGCCCGGGCTTCTCAGTGGATGAATTGGGAAATTTAACGGTCACTGGTGCTGTATCTGTTGCAGGTTCTATCGATACCACTGGCAGTTTCAAAATCAACGGTATTCCTATTATAGATGCCAGCGATTCGATCATCGGCCTTGACCCAATCATAGAAAGAGCCATCGGACTAAGACAGTTGGGCACTTTAGATTTTCTAAACATTGCCGGCGATCTTATTATCAGTGAAGGATCCACACCTTATTTCAATGTGGTCAACGGACATGTCGAAATGACCAGTGTGTCTTCAGTTGGCGCTATTAATAACATGGATATTGGGTTAATTGAACCCGGTGACGGAAATTTTAAATCATTAAATGTTGGACCTGGCGATAGTACAGGTGAGCTCACAGTACAGGGAAATATCTATACCACCGGAGTTATAGATATTGCAACAGCCCCTACAGAAACTACACACGCCACTAGAAAAGATTATGTTGATGCAAGAGTAGCTGCATTTTCAATTGCTTTTGGTGCTTAAGGAAAAATAAATGGCAAAGAAACAGATTAAACAATACGTATTTGAACCAGGAATAAGCAAAGATGCCAGCCTGTATCCTAAGGCAGTGGCTCTGCTGTTGGCCAACAAGGCCTTCCTTCAAGCTCAAGTTGTTGCATTTATCAATTATAATATCACAAATAATATTGCTCCGTATGTTGGATATACATTTGCTTCTGCAAAATGTACTAGAGACGTTGGTTTCTTTATTGATGCTGTTGCACATGATTTAAGATACGGCGGTAATGTCAATTCAAGACAGATAGCAGAATATTTCTGGATCGACGGCGAGCCAATGATTCGCGGAGATGTCACTCCAGAAACCACGGGACAGGCCTATCTAGCCAGCGTTATCAACGACTATATCTTTACCAATACCACAGTGTCTCCTAGTTACAGCAACGCCAGTGTGCAGACCAAATACATAGGTCAGAATGCAGAAGCAGGTGCTAGCTCAAGAAACACCAGCCTATGGAATATCTTTACCACAGTGATCACCAATGGTGTTGATTCTGTACCTGCCAAAGTCACAGGTGTTAGCAGTATAAAATTATTGGGCAATTACACATCCAGCGAACTGTTGTTGATTACCAACACAGCAAACAATGAGATTCTTTATAATTTTGCTGACTCTGCGTTTCCTGTCACACTGGTGCAAAAACAAGGTAGAAGCAGCGGCGACGGAAAACTACTTAGCGATCTAGATTTTCCCTCATGGTGGCAGACCAGTGATGCCATCACCACTCTGTATCTGGCCAAAGACACTTCTACTGCGTCTGCCACAGATGACATTCAGATTTTTGTTGAAAATGAATCACAAACAATTAGACCTTGGGACTTTGGTACAGATGCTATTGAGCGTATGCGTGTGGCTGCTCCACAGGCCATGTTGGATGCTGACTTTGAATATGGATTGCAACCAACCAAATGGCAAGCAATTGGCCTAATGAGAGGTTATCCATCTCTTTTTGAAATTCCAGGCACAGATTTAACAGTGTCTGCGATGACAACCGATGCATCTGTGAACACAGGAAATTTTGGAAGTTCATTAATCACGGTTACCACTTCGGGTTCACATGGATTTAGTATTCAACAACCAATTACAGTAAAAGGATTAAATGCTGCTGTGAGTGGTTTTGCAAGAGCAGAAGGCAGTTTCTTGATCTACAGCGTTCCAAACTCAGTGACATTTACCTATTATGCATCAGCTCGAGTAGGATCATCAGATGGTCAGAGTTTGTTCACTTCGTTTGTTCAAATACGGCAAGCAGGATTTTACACAGGAGCCTCAATAGGCCAGCCCACTTTCAGTGTGTTCAGTAATGGCTCTAACAACAGTATTACCAGCGTGTTTTCAACTCCTTCCGGATCATTCAACATTGCATTTAATGGAACATCACCTACACCAGGATCTCCTATATCCGGCAGTCCAAATATTGCGGCAGCAACATCTGTATCTGGTGTTGTTGGAGCATCTACAGTAACAGCCAATGCGAAATTTACCACCTTGATCACTGATACAGAACTATCACTGGTGGATTTAACTGGAGTTCAACAGGCCATGGCCATTGACAACGGTTCAGGTAGCGCAATTTTTATTAACTCACTTTCTGGCAACTTGTTAAACTTGTCAGGGGCTTGCGGACAGGTCTACATAGGTGCCAATGCAACCAATACAGCAGTGAGTGGTACCAATATCAACGGTATTGGAACAAACGCACACTTTGATGTCAGCAGAAGTGGTACCAGCTACACAGTGACTGATGCTCTTGACAGCTCATCAAACGGAGAAAATTACGCAGTAGGAGATTCTATAATAATTCTAGGATCAGTGCTAGGTGGCACAGATGGGGTCAATGACGTCATCATCTCAGTTACTGCGGTTGACAGTGGTGGTGCCATAACTAATTTTAGTTTTGCAGGCACAGCTATATCAGGCGGTGCCACTTATAATAATCAAAATTCTTCTTCAACAACCAGTATAGCTGGTGGAGGAGCTCAATTATCAGTTGCACGAACAGGTGGCACTGGCGCTTATGCCATAGCTTTATCTGCCGGTGGAGCAGATTACCTAGCTGGCGACACAGTTACTTGGGCAGGTACACTGTTTGGAGGCACAAGTCCAGCCAATGACATTGTTATCCAAGTTGACGGTGTTACTGCAGGAGCCATAGTAGATTTCCAGATAGTGGGAACTCCTGTAGGAGCTTCTGGTGATGCATCTTATCCAGGTGAGACAGCTGCCAATATACCAGTATCTGGTAGCGGCGCAACATTTACAATTATACGCACTGATGGTGTATATTCTATAGTGAGTCCTATAGTTGTGCCCACAGGACTAGGATATGCTATCGGAAACAGAATACTGATTAGTGGAGCCAACCTTGACGGTGCAGCAGGTGTCAATGACTGTACTGTACAGGTAACCAACGTTAACGGCACAGGAGAAATACTCAGTGCTACAACTACAGGAACTCCTTTTGCGGGTTCTCCTATTACCATTTACCCAACACTGAGTATCAGTGAAGCTACCACGGGTATCATTGGATCTGGAACAGTGTTGAATGTGGGCGCCATTGCCACAGTGCAGGTTGACTTTGCCACAAATCATGGTCTAGTACCAGGCACAACTATTTTGACCAGCATTTCATCACTGCCTGCTCCTGATTTTACGGCCACAGCAAGAACGCTGCCATCGTCAGGATCTTGGAGCGGAGTTGCATTTGCTGGCAGTACATTTGTGGCCGTGTTACCAGCCACTCAAACATCAGCAAGATCTATAGATGGCAGCAGTTGGGCCAGCGGAGGCAATCTGCCGTCGTCAGCCACGTGGACTTCAGTGGCTGCAGGTGTAGTTGCATCCACTACCTATTTTGTTGCTGTGGCCAGCGGCGGCACTGCCGCAGCATATTCCACTAATGCAGGAGTTTCTTGGTCAGCGGCCACCTTGCCATCAAGTTCAACTTGGTCCTCTGTGACCTACTACGGCGGATTTTTTGTAGCAGTAGCCAGTGGTGGTACTGCTGCCGCCTATTCTATAGATGGTGGTCAAACATGGGCAGCAGCAACCCTACCGTCCAGTGCCACTTGGACAGACGTAGCAGGTGGACTAATTGGATCTTCAACATATTTTGTTGCTATTTCCAGTGGCGGTACAGCAGCTGCCTATTCAGTGGACAACGGAGCCAGTTGGCTGGCCACAGGAGCATTACCTGCCAGTACCACTTGGTCATCGATCGCCTACGGCAACAGTAGATTTTTTGCAGTTGCTACAGGAGGAACCATTGGAGCATTTAGCACCAACGGAAACACATGGACAGCTTCTGTGTTACCTGCATCCGCAAATTGGAACAGTGTGACATTTGGCGATGACTCGTTTGTTGCAGTTGCCAGCGGCAGCACATCCGCACTGACCAGCTTCACTGGTGAAACTGGCAGTTTTACATCACAAGTAACAACCTCTGCTGCTACCTGGGAAGAAATTGCATTTGGATCTTACACAGGACTTGGTAAGTTTGCGGTTGTTGGCAACAGTAACAGTGCCATGGACATTGTGTTGACCAGCGCCAACCACCAAATTGCCACAGGACCACACGTGGTCACTCAAGTTCCCAGTCTAACCAGTATTAGATATCCTGCAAGAACCACAGGAGCAATCAATACCTCCGTGGCTGGCCTTACTGGATTTGTTTATGCAAGACCGGACAGTTTCTTTACTCATAGACCATTTGATGGTGGAGTGCAACTAGGAACCGGCGGCCCCAGTCACGGTGCGCAAGCCATACGTCAGAGCAAGAAATACATTCGTTACCAATCTGGTAAAGGCATGATGTATACCACAGGTGGCCTATTTGCACCTAGTTACAATTTATCATCAGCCACTGCGGTTTCTCCTGAAGTAAACAGTTTTATCACATTTACCTGTGATGATACAGATCACGGATTGCAACCTGGAGCTGAAATCGAAATAATTGGCTGTGTATCATTTGAATACAATGGCGACTATGTGGTAGAAAGTATTGTTGATGCTAGAAGTTTTAGAGTGAGATCCAACGCTTATCTGTCAACTCTGTCTGCACAGTTGGGCACCGACTGCAAGGTTTTGTTGAAACGCTGGGCAGGCGCCACTGTGCGCATAGGTGCATTTGACGAACAAAATGGTATATTTTATCAATATGATGGTCAAGAAATGGCAGTGGTTAGACGAAGCAGTACTAACCAGCTCAGCGGTACATCCAGCATCACAGTGGACAGTAATCTAGTCACCGGCAGCGGCACACGTTTTCAAGATCAGTTGAAAGTGGGGGACAAAATAGTTATAAGAGGTATGAGTCATATCGTATCAGGTATCACCAGCCAAACTTCTATGACAATGACTCCAGATTGGCGAGGCGCCAATTCAGTCACAGGCGCTAGAATATGTATCACAGAAGAATTGTATATTCCACAAAGTGATTGGAACGTTGATACTCTTGACGGTAACGGGCCTAGTGGATACACCCTGCTGCCATGGCGCATGCAGATGTTGGGCATGCAGTATACCTGGTATGCTGCCGGATTCATTGAGTTCATGATGCGTGGAGCAGACGGTAAATTTGTATTCCTACACAGAATTAGAAATTCCAATACCAATACAGAAGCTTATATGCGTACAGCCAACTTGCCTGTGCGATATGAAGTTGAAAACAGATCAGCAGTGAATAAACTGGCACTGGCTCTTGGCAGTGGAGACAATAGTCTCACACTTACAGATGCCTATAGATTTCCAAGTACTGGAATCTTGTACATCGGCAACGAATTGATCAGCTACTCTGGAAAATCAGGAAGAACACTCACAGGATTGTCCAGAGCTGCATCATTTACTGCATTCACTGCAGGACAAAATAGAACTTTCACAGCTGGTGTTACAGCATCACATGCTGCGGGAGCAGGAGTTTCATTGATCAGCTGCACCTGTAGCCCCACAATCAGTCACTGGGGATCAGCACTATTAACAGACGGTTTGTTTGATTCTGACAGGGGATATTTGTTTAACTATGCGGTAACCGGATTGTCAGTAACTACAACAAGACAAACTGCTTTTATGTTGAGATTGGCTCCGAGCGTGTCAAACGCCATTGTTGGCGACCTCGGTGAACGAGATCTACTAAACAGAGCGCAGTTGTTGTTGAACGCTATCACATTAACAGCAGACACAGGAAGCGGTGCAATCGTTGTTGAAGGAGTTTTGAATCCTAGAAACTATCCTGCTAGTCCCAGCAATGTGACTTTCACGGGCTTGTCAAGTGCTGCCGCTGGCGGACAGCCAAGTTTTGCTCAGGTGGCACTGGGAGGATCTATCAACTGGGGTGGTGTACCTAGCTCAACAACCACTGCCACGGTGCAGGGAGCATTGACCACCACTATCACAGCTAGAGGTTTTGCCACAGTCACACAGACCGTGACTGCTATAGCACTGCCTACCGGCATAGATATTTCAGGACTTGCAGTCAGCAGTGCTAGAACTGATTTTTATATTTTAAACAGTGCTTACGATTTGATCACAGCAACTCCTTTGAGAGTTGGTGATGGTGTTTTCCTAACTAGTAGAGTAACCGGCGGACAGACCATTGCCAGTATAACCAGAGCCTATCTAGGCACTGCCTATACAAGAATTGTAATGACAGCGGTGGCCAATTCCAGCAGTCCTGTAAATACCAATCAAACCATAACCATAACCAACAGTATTTCTGTTAGCTATTCTAGGGCGTTTTTGGCGGGAAGAACAGATTTCTTGATAACAAATACCGATGCAACCACTTCTAATGTGACGGCAGGCGACTCACTGAGTGCTACAACATATGTGATCGGCGGCCAAACTGCAAGTAGTGTGACTTCATCCTATGCCACAGTGGCTGGTGTAGCTTATACAAGAATCATAATGAACACCGCTGCCAACGCCTCTATTGGTGCTAACACCAACGTGTCAACCACAGTCACTGCTTCAGGCACCACAGCATCATATTCAGGCACAAACTTTTTGTTCTTTACCAACGCTACCTGGAATTCATCTGGTGCTAGTGTGAGCACACGAGTGGCCACATCATTTACTCAATTTTCAGCGGGAACATCTGTATCTGCTGTGGCTACACGTAGACTGGGTGCTACCACAGTGGTTAGAGCTTCGTTCACACAGAACTTGAACACTGCTGTGGCAGCAGCAGCCACAGTGACATTCCAGTTTGGAGATCCGCAGTTTGCGCTGCCAGGTGAACAGGTGTTTTCATTCGTGGCAAATCCAGGTAATACCACAAGTTTAGATTTATTAGAATTGAAAGAGTTGACCACAACAGCAATTGGTGGACGAGGTGCGTTCCCCAATGGACCAGATGTGCTGGCCATCAATGTCTATAAGGTATCGGGTACAGCAACTCCTGCTTCAATTATTCTGCGTTGGGGTGAAGCTCAGGCATAATTGGCGTTGATCGATAGTTGGCAAGTTTCTGTTCTAACTGAGATTTGATTTTTATCAATTCTTGTCTTAGTTCAGAAACTTCAGAATTTATTTTGCCGTTAATGAACATCTGTTCATGGCATCGATCAATGTAGATCACTGTGTTCTTGAACTCTGCAAGCAGCTTGTTCAACTCATCTTGTTTTTCAGTATCCGAAATGTCCGTGATCTTTTTTTGAAAATTAGAATAATCTTCTTTGAAACGTTGACTATTTTGTATTTTTAGCATCATTTTCTAGTACCAGTATAGTGTCAATTTTAGCTCTAATCAGCTGATTGTTCAATGTGGTCTTTAATCCACCATGTAGATTCTTAGGAAGACAATCCACGTTTGCCCAACAGATTGTGTCACTTGCATCCGTTAAGAATTCTAGATCAGTTAGACACACATATGTACCGTATTCAAATCCTCGATCTTCAGAAAGATACAGTTCAATAGGCAGTATCCTACCAACAGCATATCTAGACATCAGCTGCTCAGCATCTTCCAGCAATGTTGAATTTCTAGGAAATGTAGGCACAGTCCATTTTTGATCTTCAAGAATCAATAGAATTCTGCTAGTGTTTTTGGCAAGGAAAAGCAGTCCGGCACGTTGTTGCATCTTGTACTTATACAGGATCTAGATCAAACCTCCAGTATCCTGATGCATACTCTCCTTCGAAACTCTTCATCCATTGACCATCACTGCCCCAACGATACTGTACCCCAGTTTTTAAATTTTGGAACAGTAGACTGATCTTGTCAAATTTATCATTGTTTTCTGGAATATCAGTGTTTTCAATCTGAGTAATATTGGCATTGGCCTTGTAGGCAACTCCATCATAGATCACAATCTGATTCACGGTATAGGCTACAAGAGCCGCAGTAGAAGGGCTAGGAGTAGATACCATCCATTCTGGCATAAGGTTAACCCAAGCTGCACCGCTCCATTCAATGATAGAATTGGCTATAATTACAGGATCGCTACCGTTGAGATTTTTCCAACCATCCGGACCATCGTAGTTGAATGTGGGATTGAATGGAGGTGTATCGACCTGTGTGCCCACGTTTGAACTGTTGTTAACGTCTTCTAACACCAAATATCGTGTGCCTGCTACCAATGGTTGGTCCGCAGTTTCTTTGTTGGGACGTTTGGGATTAAACTTGTAGGGATCTACTATGGCATCTATAGTGGTTCTACCACTGGGGTACACTGAACTCACTACTACTGTATTGGAAGGCTTGTCCTCTAGATTGACCAGCAGTAGAGTGGGGTCAATCTCGTTGACCACAAACGTGCCGCCCAGTTCATTACCATCTGCCTGTAAGAAAAATATTTTGCTGATACCATTGATATAACCACCATACAGCGCAATAATGGCATTCCAATCAATTGGATCACCGGTTTTTGTTGGTGGCTCAAGTCCGTTAGCCAGCAAGGCTTCATTTGGCGCCACGATGGATACATCATAATCATTGGCTTGATTGTTGTTGCTTTTCAACAGTAAAATTCTAAAATTGGCCTGTGTGTTAGGAGTGCGAACGAGACTGGGTGATCCTGCATAGATCAAATCATCCAACGACAGAATATCACCAGTATCACCAAACACATTTGCAACGATATTTCTCACCACGCCCAACTTCTTAACCTTGGTAGGCGGACTGATATAGATAGGCATTTTAAATTCTATGCTGCAAATGTCTATGTCACTGTCTGCGCCTTGAGGGATAGTACGTGAACTAAAGTTCAATGTGGCTAGATCGATCACACTTAGACTGGTCCAGTCAATGTAGTTGTCTGTGGTTTGTATTTCCAAGCTGGGATTGAACAGCACCAAAATCTGTTCCATTAGTTGTAGCTTTTGATCAGTGTTTGAAGTCCATATATCCGCTTTCATTGACAGTTTGAAAGGAGTAGGCATGAGTCTTTCCACTGTGTACCCTGCTCCTTGATAATTTTTATAGTTAATTTCACCGTCAACACTGTCATAGGCACGTTCACTGATGTTGAGCTTGCTGACAAAACTAGCATCAGCCAGCCTAGAAGTGTCTAACTCAAGTCCTGAAATATAACAGGCAATTTTTGGCACTGTGGACATCTTGTTTTCGCTGTTGTCTTTAATTATACTGGCCACTTGTCTAGTAAGATCGCCATACATCACAGGCACATGGCGCAGAGTGTCGTCACCAGCCTTGTATTTAAATCCTATGAACACACGCATGAACTGTGTGACATATCGTCTTATCTGCCCGTCATAAAAATAGTCCATTACTCGTCCGCCTTGGGTCTAAGAGCCTTGCTGAGGCTTTGTTTTTCTTTGATTGTTTTACCGTTCAACACAGCCTCTGCATTGTTATTGATAAAACTGGTTTTGTGTGTGAGTCGCACATCCTTGTCAAGGAACACATCATTAGGAGACCCACCCGCTGCCACATCTTCGGCGCCCATGTTGCTCATGGTCATTCTAGTGACATCTTCTACTTTTACCCAACGTGTGCCGTTGTATCGAAATAGACGCTTGGGTAAAAAATCGTTGCGTAGACAAAATTGACCGACGCTTGGCTGCAGAGGAAAACTAATGCCAGCTGAAAATGGAGCGCCGTTGGGAGGTACACCATCTCCGTCGCCAGTTCCTGGGCCATCATATTCCGGACTTTGATATATGGTGCTGGCTGTGTTGCCAACATATATTGGATCGTTATTTTGGTCGAACAACGGATTGCCTTCGGCATCGGTGGCCTGTGTTTGGAAACTGGCCAATGACGTGGTCAAAGATGCATCAACTAATTCTACCTTACCGTCTGAATCTTTCTGAATCATGTAATGGCGAGTCGTATCGTAGCCACTCTTGGGCGCATCAGATTCTGCTTGATTCAGCACTGCCTGAGTGATCTGCATTTCCTTTTCATAGGTGCTCATGATATCACGCAGTGATTGATCGCTACCTTCTCCAGCTGCTCCATCTAGAATTTCTTTGAATTCTTGACTGTCTACCAACGGCTTGCACTTGGCACGATATAAATGCGGGTACCAAGTCACAGAAAATCCTTCGGCTGCTCGGTTAACTTCTTCTACCACAAAGAAACGCTTCAAGGCAAATTGAAAATCATTCAGCGCATACTCGTCTTTGAGATGCGGAAGTTCTATAACATCGCCGGATATTATTTTTCTACCTAGTTTCTCCACAGTGTCATTGATATGAAATGTAATAAAAATTGTGTCATTTTGTAGGAATAAACCAAATTGACTGAGGTTGAAATCTATGTCCTGCAGACTATATACCCCTCGCAATTGATAAATGTCAGTGTCGTATTTACGATCTCTATTTTCTAAAAATAACAGATCCTGTATGTTACTGACACTGTTGCCTACATAATTAGGTGTAGTATCTGTGGTTTCTGTACTGCTTCCAGGGCCGATGTACTTGTGAACCAGCACGTCGGTGCCGCCCACTTGAAACATTTCCCAGGCAGTTTTATCAATGAATTTATAATCGTTGCCTTTTTCGGGCCGATATAGTGAGAGTCTTGGCATAGTCATATATTTATAAATAACAGTATGAGCCAAATTGATCAATCCAAACAAGGTGTTTACGACTACTGCAAAGCTATGCTGGGCGACGGCATGATCGATGTAGAACTAGACCCTATACATTATGAAACTGCCCTAAGTCGCAGTTTGGGCGTTTTCCGCCAACGTTCAGATAATGCTGTAGAAGAAAGTTATATGTTTTTGACATTACAAGAAAATCAAAATGACTATATTCTACCCAAAGAAGTGCAACAGGTTCGACAAATCTTTCGCCGGAGCATTGGATCACGCACCGGCAACGGATCAGGCGGTACAGTATTTGAACCGTTTAACTTGGCTTACACAAACACCTATTTGTTAAGTTCTACTAACATGGGTGGCTTGCTAACCTATGAATTGTTTAGTCAGTATCAAGAACTAGTAGGTAAAATGTTCGGATCGTTTATTAATTTTAATTGGCATCCACAAAGTCGCAAGTTAACTATTCTACAACGTCCTCGTGGATTTGAAGAAATTATGATTCAGGTGTATAATACCAAACCAGATTTTGCTATCATTGACGATACTTATGCAGGACAGTGGATCAAAGATTACACATTAGCTAACTGTAAAATGATGCTAGGTCAGGCACGTGAAAAGTTTGCTCAAATTGCAGGACCTGGAGGTGGATCAAGCCTTAACGGTGCAGCAATGAAATCAGAAGCCACTGCTGATCTAGAAAGACTAACCAAAGAACTAGAAACTCTAGTATCTGGCGGATCTGGGTACACATTTATCATAGGCTAATGTCTTGACCTTGTGCTAATTCTATAGTATAATTGCTTATAGGAGACAATTATGATTATTGGAATTTGCGGGTTTATCGGTTCAGGCAAGGACACAGTGGCTGACTATCTAGTCAACTTCCACGAATTTAGACGAGAATCATTTGCCAGCACACTTAAAGATGCTGTTGCCGCAGTGTTCGGGTGGGATCGTACCATGCTAGAAGGTCGTACTAAACAGGCTCGAGAGTGGCGTGAACAAGTAGACCCGTGGTGGGCAGAACGTTTAGATATGCCAACGCTAACTCCACGCTGGGTATTACAATACTGGGGTACTGAAGTTTGCCGCAAAGCCTTTCATGACGATATCTGGATTGCCTCCCTAGAAAATAAAATTCGAAATTCACGAGACCATGTGGTTATTTCAGATTGCCGCTTCCCTAACGAAATACAGGCCATAAAAAATGCAGGCGGCAAGATCTATTGGGTACAACGTGGTGATCTACCAGAATGGTATGATGATGCTGTGTTGGCTAACAGTGGTAGCAATGTAGGATTAAACAGCATGAAGATGAAAAAAATTCATGCTAGTGAGTGGGCGTGGATCGGTTGTGAATTTGACGCTGTTCTTGACAACAACGGATCGATAGACGAACTATACAATAGATCAGAAAGCCTAGTAATCGGCGACAAGATCTCCCTGCCGCCAGATAATACCGTCCTTGCTTAATACGCTTACGCAATTAGCGCATACTGTTTTTAGATTGCTGTGACGACAATTGTCTAAATCACCGTCAACGTGAAATACTCTAAAAACTTCCGGGTGTATTGATTTAAATCCGCACTTGTCGCATTGGTTTTTTATTCTATACCCTGCTCTAAACCAGCGGGGTATTCCATGATTAACTCCGTGAGCCATGCAGATTTCGCACAATGATCTATAATAGATCTTGTTGTTCTTTTTATAGTTAACAGCACGGGGTCTTTGCCCGCATCTACAAAGCGGTCTCATAAACATATTTACACCTTTTCAGCCCCTTTTTCATCTAGTATAACAGGCCAATTTTAGCGGATACCGCTAAATAATATGAGCAACTATTACCAGGAGAAAATGGGATGGCACTACAATCACCAGGCGTACAAGTTACGGTAATCGACGAGAGTTTTTATACACCAGCAGAACCTGGTACGACTCCTCTTATCGTTATAGCTACCGCAGAAAGTAAATCTAATGCAGCAGGCACGGGCACTGCTGCTGGTACCACGCAGGCAAATGCTGGCAAGGTATTTAAAATTACCAGCCAACGAGAATTGGTCGACACATATGGTGTGCCGTTCTTTGAAAAGACGGCTTCGTCAAGCCCTATACACGGCAGCGAAAGAAACGAATACGGACTATTAGCAGCATACAGCTTTTTAGGCGTCAGTAATTCAGCATTTATTGTACGTGCAGACGTCGACTTAGATGAACTGCAAGGCCAAACTTCTGCTCCTGGAGCAGAACCAGCTGACGGACAGTGGTGGTTTGATACTAGAGCAACATCATACGGTATTCAAGAATGGAATTCAGCCGCTGCATCGACTACAGGTGGTCAAAAGTTTGCATTGAAAATTCCTCTAGTACTTACCGATGATGACAGTGCAAAAATAAATTCAGGCACTAATGCTCCAAAAGATTCTGTGGGCGCTGTTGGAGACTATGCTGTAGTGGCACAGACCATAGGTGACACAGGTGAGGCAGGATTCAGCCTTGCCAAAGAAGCAATTAAAATTTACTACAAACGCAACCAAGCTCTGCTAGGTGGCGATC